GCGGGTTAACCCTGATACGCGCGCATGGACATATTCATTGCCCTTCTGTCCGTGATCAAGATCACCTGCTTCTTCGCTCTCGTAACCGCGGTGTAGAAGTTTCTCTTGTTTAGCAACCATGTGTGGCTCCTGCTCATGCAGTAGATAATTGTGTCGAACTCTGATCCCTGCGCCTTATGCGTAGTGATCGCGTAGCCTAGTTCGATCTGCTTCCTCGGATCATAGTTGATAATGCAGCCTCTGTATGAGTCATACGTCTTTATCCTTGCCGGAACAATAACCGCACGTTGACCAGTCACTATCCCAAGATCACCAGCGTCAGGGTCTACCCAATCAATATACCCTATCTCACCATTGAACAGGTCCAGCTTGTAGTCGTTCTTTATCCAGATGAACTTATCTTTTGGCCGAACTGCCAACGGTGCTTCCTTCGAGTCAAACCTGTCCAGACGCAGCATGTTCCCTTTGCTATTGAACCGCATCTGAATTGAGGGATTAACCCTAATCGTCCCAGAGCTACCTTTTCGTGTCGGCATGATAACCTGATGCGTCTCTTCTGTGAAGTCCTTCGTCACGAACTCTATCAGCAGCTTGATTGGATTCTCTGTATACAGTATCTCGAACCTTGGATGTCTCTGTGGTAAGCGCCCTTGCAGTATCCGCTGTGCATTATCTATGAGCACATCGCCGCTACGGAAATTGTACGTCAACTCCATAGACGGATACTCTTTCAGCAATTGAATGAATGGTGGCTTCCCTTCTTCAACAGGAGGCAACTGATTGTTATCGCCGAACCACCTTATCATCCCACCCTTCGGAAGAGCATTCATCAAGCATCGATATAGAAACGGAGAGATCATAGACGACTCATCTACGATCACAACCTGCTGATGGAGGGGGTTATCTCTATCCCTCTTCGGCAAGTTTGGATCATTCTCTCCTCCCTCCCAAGGCATCGGGAACTCCAGCAGGCGATGCACAGTCACTGCCTTCGTACCGTTCAACTCCTCGATCCTCTTCGCCGCTCGCCCTGTTGGAGCACATAGAGCGACCGTCTTCCTCATATCCTTAAGTGCCTTATACACCTCTCCCATCACTAGAGTCTTACCAACACCTGCGCCACCAGTCACGCAGGCAATCACATTCGACGGATCACAGCACAAGTCCACTGCGTCCTGCTGTTCCATACTGAGTCTCATGCGTGTCCCTTCATCTCAGGCTGACCCTCGAATCTCTTAACCTGCTCTTTGAGCATGATCACAACGTCCTCGCGTTTAGCGTTCGAGATATAGTTGCATCGCCCTTCATGACCCTCGAACGGAAACATAACCAGGATGAACCCGTTCTTCGGCGGCTTCTCTTCCCCGTTGATCACCTTGTCGATGAATCTACCTAGATCGTTCATCATGCTTCTGAACTTAGCTTCGATCAGTGCGTCGCCTAATCTCTGTGTCATTCTTTGAATCCTGGTGGTGAATGGGGATCGAGTCTAGCCGGCGCAACTTCACCTGGAAGCGTCGTGACTATCTCCAGTCTATACACAACCTCTTCGCGATCATCAACATCCTCGTCGCTCACGTTCGTCCGCAGCATTACCATCAAGGCTATGTTGTTTCCATTCAACTCTCTTGCGAAGTACTCTGTGTCAGGTAGTTCAAGCACAAAGATATCGCCGGGCCGCAAATCGCAAGCCAGACGCTTCTCCGCCCTGACAAACACCTTACCTCTATTCATGCTGCCAGTACCTTTCTTGCCGCCTGTATAACCACCATGCGGATGAATTGTGCACTCGACATGCACAGCTTTCTTGCTGCTTTGTCCACGTCGTCCTTATCATCCATTGAACAACGGAACACTGTTTGCGATCCACCATTTCTAGCAGTCAGGTCGATCAAGCTCACCTCGATGTGAGTCGGTCGATTAGACATAGCATCCTCACTGAATAGAGAAGTGGGCGTCTCATGTATGACTCACACGAGACGCCCAAGTTACACCTACTTAGCCTTCTTCTTCGCCGTACGAGCGGGTGCCGCCTTTACCTCAGCGGCTTCCACAGCCCGAATCTCCGCACGCTCCTCGCCCTGGTACTTGCCCATGACGACATGGAGACGAGCGGGACGACCCATCCAATCGTTCGGATCGATCGTGGTCGTGTTCGAGTCCAGTCCAAGAGCCTCAATGAACCGACGCAGATTGAACAACGCGCGACGGTCAGTTGCACCCCTAGGCTTCAGCACACGATTCCAGAAAAGGACAGCGCCGTCCTCATACTGGTCCGCGATGTCCGCAGGCAACTCATCCGGGGGGACGCGGAACTGTACCGCGAAGTACGTGTTCCCCTTACCCGAAGTAGCTTCCTGCACGTCTTGCACCTCACCAGTATACTTACCTGGAGGGATTTCCTTGGGCTTCTCAACGTCTGCAAGACTCTCGTCGAGTTCGATAATGCCCATTGGTTCGTCAGGTAGCATAACACTCACCTCCTGTTGCGGGATGTAGGCAGCCATGGTCCGCTATAAATCACTTCCTCTGCCTAGGAAGCGGAATTGGTATCTTCCCCTGAGCCTTGATCCACTGATCGAATAGCGATGCAATAGTCATCTGGCCCTTGTCATCCTTGTCTGCGTTATACATCAACTCAAACTCAGCAGGCCCCGTCCCTGTGAACATACGAGTCTTCATGGGTCTTCTCAATCTCGTTGGTCTAACTGCCAGCCTGCGCTTATCCCCATCCTGACTCATATACCAAATCTCACTCAATCTCCAAGTATTGTTATTCACCAACTTACCGCCGAGCATGATCGTAATGTACTGTACCGTGCCATCCTTGTTCAGTACAGGATCAGCCTCATGCGCCGTGATGATTAAATGCACGCCATGCTTGGCCGTTATTCTCAGCAGACCAGTCAGCACCTCAAGCACGATAGCGTTCCTCCCACCATACGCACTCAATCCAGGCTGCTCCATCGTCGGCGTAAACGTGTTGCTTGCACCTAGTCTCATGTCCACAGCCTTCTGCAATGCACGGAACGCAATGGCAGTCACCGAGTCACACACAACCGTCTCAATACTGGTATCCGACGCAAGTATCTGATCGAGCCCGAAAGGGTTATCATTCTGTGCATGCTTGAACAGTTCATCATACCCTAACTCACTCAAGTTTGCGACAAGTACATCCTTCCGATCACTTACAGACACATGCTCCTGATCCCCAAAACTCAACCACAGCTTCTTACCAGGAGCAGTCGCCGAGAGCGTTGTCTTCCCACAGCCCGCGTTACCCCACAGCAGGACCGCCATCCGCTTCGGCGCATCCTCCTGACTCGTCACCTCCACTGGCCCAACTTTCATTGTCATTACTCCAGAACCGCGCGTTCAGATGGGCTTGGGTCGGCCTTGACCATCTGTTGGTGAAAAGCAAGCTGCCGTCCGTCAGCCGTATCTGAACAGAAAGTGAGTAGCGAGCATGGCCGAAAGTAGCGATTACAAGAGTGCGTAAACCGAGTCGCATGCTCAAAATCTTCTTTGTACCTTTCATAAATATCAGCCATCTCACGAACCCACGTGGCCCAGTGCTGAATAGAATCCTCAGTGCGTTCCACAGGCTCCAGTGTGTGTACATCATCACCTCTATGCGTTGGCTTGATCTTCAGCCCAGTCACCCTACTCCTCAACACCCTAAACCCGAACACGCTCGTACTCGCTGCACAGTAGCCCGTCACTTGATGCCTCATGTTGAACGCATCACGCCAACCCTCACCTAATCGAGATGCAGTCTTGTTTTCGTCGAGGAAATACTCATTCCTGCTTTCATTCTTAACCAGCCCGTCAATCGTCCCCACATACCTAACCTCTCGGCCATCTTCATAAGTGAGAACCACATCAAACACTTGCTCAATTCCCACCATAGCTTGAGGATTTCCAACGTCTTCGACATAGATACTCCAGTTCTCGATGCTCGGCAGTCTCTCGTCCACATACTCAATCGTCGATAGCTCCATGTTGGTCATGGTTCGTGTTTGATCCGAATCACTATCCTTCCACCCAATGCTATGCAGGATCGCGAAACACAACTCCAGCAGTTGATCCCGCTGGTCTGTGTGACTCACACAATGTTCCCAAGATTGATGCCAACGCTTTGCACCAAAGATGCGCTTACCATTGTACGCAGCATGCAACGGCAGCTTCTGGATCACCTGTAACTGCCACAGTCTAACAGCAGCGAACATCTCGTGCATCGCGCTACCGCATTCCAGGGCCATGCTTCTTGCGTCTGTGGGGTACTTCCTCTGCGCGTGGACTACTCCCCACGTCGGACACATTGCCATGTCCTCTAGTCGGGAGTTTGAGAAGGGATGTAAGATCCTCTTCTGTGCTGGAGACGTGCCCAAGACTGTCATGAGCCTCGGGCGGTTCACTGTCGTCAACCTTGTCTCCGATCTCGTCTTTGGTCTCAGCGCGCTTAGCGGTATCATGGGCTTTATAGGCATCGATGTATTCTCCTATCACCTCTATCGCATCGTCCAGAATGATGAAGAACTTCCCCTGCGACAAGTTCGGGAAGTCCACACTCAGCTTCACTCTCAGCTTAGTCTCCGCCTCATGTAACTCAGCCTCCTCTTGCCTCTCAAAGAACGTCCCATCATTCGTTATGAACCCCTCTGCCTTTCTCATTTGTCAAGCTTTCCTTGCAGATAAGCGACCAGCATCGCATCACGCATCCAATCACTTAGGTCTTCCCACAGCGGAGGATGCCCCTTTACGAACCCATCACGAAAAGCACGATAGGCCGCACGGACCCGAGGCATATTGCTCATTTTCTCTTCACCTTGATTGGCGCTACTCGATAGTGCGAATGCTTCGTTTTTAGATACGGTCCATAATCAATCCACACACAGAATCGAAGGGGATCGGCTATCTCATGCTTCTCCCAAACCCTCTCCATCTTAGTCTTCAGGCTCGTTTCTGACACTGTGGACTTCGACTCCATCCGGTATCCCTCCTCTAAGTAGTAGTCTAACCTTCTCCTGTGTTGCTTCATGTAGACTCACAAAGTTCTGCACGGCTTCCGTCAGTGCACTAATCAGGTTCGCAGCTATGTCCAACTGCTTACTGAACTCGATCTGCACCTCGAACATATGGGTCAGGATGTACTTGGTCTGCTGATCCACATGACATCTATTCAGCCTCCGTTGAAACTCGTTGAACTGCATCACTCTCTCCTTTCAAACTCACCGCACCAATGTCCTGTTGTGACGACGGGGAATCGATGCCCTGTGAAGAAGGATGGCTTCGGTGGATATCGTCGGCAGTCACCCCAAATACTATCCACCTCAATCGAGTTCTCATCACTCCACAGTTCACCGCGCTTGACCTCACGATGCCGCATAAAGAACTTACAGACGACACAGTGATCAGTCACCTTCTCCTCCGTCTCTTCGGTTCCTCTTCCATAATCCCTGGCATACACACACCGTGTGATCCCTTCTCAAACGTCCACTCGTCCATCGCAGCGTAGCACTCCCTCTCAGTATCATACGCCGCAAAGGGCACATACAACTGCGATGAACCAATGTATATGATTAGAACCCACTTCATGTGTGACTCACACTAGGCTCGGGGCGCGCCATCCGCCTGCCTAGTGAGAGCTATATTAACCCACATAGCCACCTCACGAAGCTTACGAAGGAGATAAGTCTTATCCGGTCCTTCTGGCAATATCCTCTCCAGCCTCACCGCATACTGAGCAGCAGCGCCTCGACACGCTGCCATGTCTTCTAGCTGCTGATCTGTCGGCTTGAGATACTCAAAGGTTGCTTCATGTAACGTCATATGTCTATCTCCTGTCTAAGCTGTTCGATCTGCTCTACTCTACGCTCACACGCTACGATCGCCCTGTCGCAGCGATCCAACTCCTTCTCCAACATCTCATAGTGCGCCTTAAGTTTCCTTCTTGCCTTGTCCGCTTCCTCCTCCAGTTTCATCTCCGCGCTCGCCACGTACTCCAGAGCGCAGACGATCCTCTTGGCTCTCACCACCTCGATCCGCCTCTCCAGTTCCTCTGTGGACATCTCCTGTATTGTTTTCTGGAGCACTAGACTCATCAATGCACGTCTCCTCTCTATGATACGAATGCACAACATTATGCTTCACAACACCGAGCCGAAGCAGGTGATAGATGCGATACCTATGACCTTCCTCGATCTCCTCACCACACAGATCGCATATCACTCTTCCTTTAATTGTCATGGACTTCCTCCAAGCTGTTAGCAGCGGTGAACTTCTCTGACTTCCTAATCAGTTGCTCGACAGTCTCAGGCACCTTCGGCCCGTTCATGCACAACTGAATAGCAACGTCCTCACCAAACTTAACCGCTGTGAACGACGCATGGCCAGTCGTCAACTCCTCACACTCATACCGACCACCACTATCGATGAATGCCTTCGCGATCTTCTCAACCTCTTCTGGCATCTCGATCTCAGTAGCTCGCTTCCTACCATCAGGCCGTAGATACTGTGTGAACGGAATTGTCATGTGCCGCTCCTTTCTACAATCTTAAGAGTCCGCATCGGGTTTCCATCGATCTTCGCCCTATCAATAAATTCCTTCGTGGTGCTTATCGGCACCTTATACTTACTCTTCGCTAACATCGCAGCCAACTGCTCCCCACTAAACCGCTTTACAGGCTTCGACACCTTTGCAATCACAACGAAGCTCGGGCTATACGCAACCTCATTCTCGCCCTCCTTTAGCTCCTGCTTCTTCGGAACAATGCCTTCCACTTCCATCTCAGCCCACACAGCATCAGCCCTATTCTCTGCATACTTAGCCACCTGCTCCCACATGAACGCTTCACCTATCATCCTACCTGCGTTGTGTTTGCCATCTGGGTTCACCGTCCCATTAGCATTGCCCAACTTACTCAACACCTTGACGATATCTGTCTGATAGCTCATGACTTCACCTCTTTGTTCGTGTGACTCACACTCGTTACTGTCCATCGCTTTCGACGACAATAGCTCCACACACGCTCTCGCGTCCAACCCATCATGTAGGACAGGATAGGAGCAGTCTCCTTGACGCGACTCTCTTCTAACACAACGCCCGCACAGAAATGAGGAGCGGTGATCTGAACAACCATCACATCAAGTCTTCAAGCTTGGATATCAACGCTGCCTGCATATCATTCGTCTTCATCAGCTTGTCCAGCAGCGTTTCAATCTGCCCAACAATTCCAGTATTCACAGGCTCAGGATGGGACTCATTCTTCTCCTTCCCTGGTCCGCCAAGACTACGCGCCACCATTCCTGCAAGCCTACCCTCCTTGTTACGCTCCACCTTGAGCATGTCCTCAAGCCTCGTAGCAATCATCTCAATCCTCTTCCTATCCCTCGGCCGCTCAACATCTGCCGTATTCTTTGCCACAACCGCACGCATGAAATCTTCCTCGTTAATCTCTGCCTTATTCATCATAGCCTCCTTAGGTTTGGGGATCGCTATAGGTGTCCAGTTGTAGTTAGGCTCATAGTCGTCAAACGCTATCACGGCCTCCTCATTGCAACATGACCACCACTCGGACCATACCGACCGGCCTTGTTCAACGCATGGATCAGATCAACAATCTTATCCCTACCGACCTTAGACGAGAGCGACCCGTCACCCTTCACAGGCACTGAGTCAGCCACATTACCCGCCACCTTCGCCACCTCTTCCAACGCCTGTAGCTTATCTGCCACCTCCTCCAGCATATCCTTCGTCAACTCACCTGCACCATTCTCCATCTTGCCTGCGATACTCCGCAGCAACACTTGAAGATCATTCACCTCTGTCACGACTCTTCTCCTTTTTCTCGTATGACTCACACATCTCAAACGCCTTATGGCACGCGCCAGCGAAATCGTTCGCCTTCATCTTACTGCTACACTGAGCTATACTAGCAGTAACGTATACCAATGTGGACAAGAGACCGGGCATAGCCTCACGCATCGAAAGGTCCGCAACCTCACATAACGTCAAGTAGTCGAAGGCCGCTTGACGTATCCTCTTATCCAAGTTCTTAGCCAAGTCTTGTTCGATACCAGACATTTCTCACCTCCATTTTCCTATACTATCACAATGCTATCACTTTGTCAAGCCCTTAATTTCGAGGACAACTGACGTGCAGCATTAATGAAGACTTTCTTATCAAACGCAGGATTTGATAGTTTGAGCAAGTGTGCAAACGCATGAGCCCATGCCAATCGCTTCGTCTCTCTCTTCTCCAAACGTTGGATGATGTCGATAATCGCTATATAATCTCTCTTACTAGTGCGCATCTATCATCTCCCTGTACCTCTCCGATGACCAGACGATCCTTTTCGCCAACTCTTCAACATCGAATGATCCACAAAGATATAGATGGTTCCGCTCTTCCGACCCACCCAACTCCACCCTTGTCTCTGTTCCGGCAGCGTAGATGCTATCTGCAAAGTGATCTGCAAGGACTTGCCTAGTGGGCGCATTCAGTTTCCTTTCCTGCTTCGTGATATCCAACATCAAGCCAAACATCCTACTCAACACCTGCCTTTCCTTCTCCCTATCGTGTGAGTCACACAGGATATCCGCCTGCAACCTAAGCTGCTCATACAAGAGTCTCCTCTCGCGCCGTCTTGTACCTTCTCCACGCTTGGTCTTCAT